GATCATGTCCCCCTTTATCGTGAGCCTCATTTAAAGCTCACTAACATAGAATTTAACCTAGATAGAAAATTTAGATATTATACAGATATTTATAGAGGGACGATCAGAGGGTGGCCAGTAGTGCCAATGCCTTTGGCGCAACGTGAAGGGATATTTAGGGAATCTCAAGTATTAACTCGGTATAAGTTGAGCGTGAATCGTAAATTTTATGAATTCGCACTCCTGTACCGGGAAACTGTTTGTTCCTGGACGTCGATCGATGTTGCGATTGCAAAGGCCGACTTTGAACCTCTTAGAAGATTTTTAGATAGTGATACTTTTTATGAAGCTGTTATGGAGATCGATATCCTACTAGCAACTATACGGACTTCTTTGGGGCGAGAATCGATTACAAAAGTCTTACAGGATATGAATTTAGATGCTAGCAGTGGTATACCTTATAATTTGGTAGGATTGAGAACGAAAGGAGATGTGCTGAAGGATGGGAGTCGTTTCATACATGACGCCTTCATCGATTTCGGCGGTCCGAGTTCAAACTCTTATTTCAAGGTATCTGGAAAGATTGAACCGTTAACATTGAAAGAGATAGAAAGTGATAAAATTAGGGTGTTTGTTATACAAAACATAATACTCTATTTTTATCATCGCTTATACTACGGGGCTCAAGGTGACGCGATTAAGATGGTGAAATGGTGGATGTATGGATTCAACCCCTATATGGGGGGGACTCATTATCTTGTTCAACAACTTGACGCGCTTCCCGTACCTAGTGGATATGAGCGCTATTATTTTAGTGGTGACGTAAAGAGATTTGATAAACGTTTTCAATTGATGAGAGTTATATACGATCTTCGTGATAAGTACATTAAGGTAGATAAATATTCAAAATGGGTTAGAGATATGATAGAAAAAGTTCGTGTGGTGACACCACGCGGAGATGTTTTGGAATTTGTAGAATCAATGAATCCATCGGGTTCAGCACAGACCACACCAGATAATATGTTGGCACATAGTATTATATTGATACATTTTTTTATTGCCATGTTTGGATCTCGGTGGGAGAAGCGTGTTGTACTTAAGATATATTCTGATGATTTTATTTTTTCTGTTGTGTTGCCTCATGGTAAGGAAGTTGAATTTGGCGACTTGTTGAAAGATCACTATAAGGAGATGTACCAATATGAGTTGGACCCTCTAATAGTGAGTTCCAAGTTGTCGGATCACGAGTTCCTTGGGTT